TCCATCACCTTATCGGTTGTATCTTCATCAGTCCACCATACTCCATCCTTCATGTGGATGTCGATGTCATACTTGCAACTTCTGAAATCATAGTTATTCTTCCAATACTCAAGGTTAACTTTGAAGTATATTTTACCGATTTTGTAGTATCCAATCATCGAGCATTGGTCAACTTCCATGAAGTCTAAATCAATGCGATCAATCTCTTTTTTCCAATTCATTTTTGCGTGTGTTTAGTAATGAGTTCCCCATATGCATCCAATACCTTGCTTTGGGTTTGTTTTTCTTCGATTTGAGGGACTTTATTGGTTTGGTTATAGTTTGGTTGCGTTGAGATAAAATAACTCATCACAAGCCAAAACAATGACAATGCGAATATTGTCCCTAAGATGTCCTTTTGATTTTCGTTTAGTGCTTTCATTTGATTTGTAGTGTTTGAATAAGGTTGTGAATAACTGCCCATCGTGTTGCTGCTGATTGAGTCACCTCATCATCAACTCCTAATAAGTCCATTGAACGTTGCACTGCATCCCACAATCTTTTCTCCTCTTGGATAATTGTGTCAATCATTTCTTGTTTTTTCATAGCGTTTAAATTTGTTATTTGAATTACTTATACTGCAAATCTCGTCATTAGTTTCATAACTGCAAAACTTTTTCAACTTTTTTTTCAGTTTTCAACAAAATAAATTGTGATTGCTTGATTTTATTAGGGGAAATGTCGCAAATATCTGCTAAATATGCGACACAATATCAGGGTATACCTTGAATTAATGATATGATTTGTAAGGTTATACCCATAAAAAAAGAGGTACCGTTTCCGATACCCCCAATTACACACGCTAATGAGTTGCTAATTTACAAAGGAAATTTGATACTATCGATACTTTTGTACATTTTTCTTATTCCCTCTTTGCGAATTTCTTTGCAGTTGATTTTCAAAATACGACCTCCCGTTGGTTTAATGGGAGCTCCACGTTCAACGTGCCATCCTTTGGAGCCATCACCGTACTCCTCTTTGTAAGTTCCAGTGAGCATGAGGTGAATGTTTTTGTGATGGTTGACATACCCATGTTTCGGTGCATGAACAACCGTATCTCTCACATCATTTCGACACGCATTCTCATGGATGTGTCCCATCGTGAACACATCAAAATCCTCATACATCTCCAATGACCTGGTCAAGTTGATTGCTCCCTTAGTAACAATTCCACCACCACCTGATCCATGAAAATATTTTATCTTGGTTGTGGACCATGAGCTCGTGTTATATAATTGGCGAATGATTAACCATCCACCATATCCTCCGGTCATGACATTACTCCCGTTCTTGTAATTAAGTAGGTCAACAAATCGTTGAAGGATATCCGTTTCTTGGTATTTGATTATCGCAGTTTCATGATTTCCGTATCCGATAACAGTAAGGATGTGTGCATATGGTGAGAACCATTCAACCGCAGTTTCAACGATTGAGTCCAGGTATTTTGCATTATTGTGTTCCGGTCGGATATCTGATTTGTTTCCTCGCTTATCACCTTTCCCTTGCATCAAGCAAAAGAAATCCCCATTCACCATCACTTTGATATTATTCTCAAGGCAGTAATCAAAATCTCTTTTTAATAGTTCCCAATCGCATTTTGGATTATCCCAATGGAGGTCAGACATCATTGCGATGTCAATTGTTTCTCCATCAATCTGAAGTTCGTGAATGTTTTTAGAGTGCTTTGTTAGCATATTTCAAAAGGTATTTGGTTAGAATTCCGAGTCCAAATCCTATGACAAACAACCAAATATTTGCCTTCCCCTTTTTCTCGCTCTTATATTTGGCAACTTCCACCTTTTGAATTTGGTGGATAGTATCTCTTTTCAATTTATATTCAATCTTTTTCTCCCATCTTGTCTTGGGAATGTACTGAGTTTTCCACATTACCACAGTGTCCTTCTGAGTGATATACTTCTGCCAAACGATAGTATCATTGACAATCACCGGAAAGGAATCAACTGAAGTGATTTGGATGGTATCGGATACCTCCTCACATTTATATCCTTTTTTCATTGCTTTATGTAGATGATACTCAGATGAGCATCCGCAAAGGATAATACTAAAAATTAAGATAGACAGTTTTCCCATTTCGCTTTATTGCTTTAAGGATTTGTTTGCGATTTCTCGCTTTACTATATGAAACATGAACCCAACTCGGCTCTTTATCCGTTCCAAATTCCCAAATTAATTGGTCAAATATAAGATTATCTTTGATATAATGAAAACCTTTTGAACTAATATGTAAATCCATCGCCTCACCTAAACAGTGTTGGGAGGTTTTACTTCCACCACACGCTTTATTTGTTGCCACTGAACGGAATCCGCTATTGATTCGAATTGGCTCTCCCATATGAGCTCTCAGTGGCTCAAATACCTTCTCACATAATAGCTTGGCTCTTTCGATTTCAAACTCATTCATCTTATTAAGGATTGAATGGTTGGTCGCAGTACCTGAAGATTCGAATTCTGCGAGAGTAACGTGTTTACTTAAATTCATCCAAGTTGGTTTTGGTCCTGGTGATAAACTTTCTCAATGATGCGAGTACATTCTTTCCCGTTACACTCTCATATGATTCGTTGATTGACTTTATCTCAACCATCACACAAAAGAATGCGAATACTTTGGTCATTATAAGCTCAACCGAGATGAACTGAGCAATGATATCCCCTGCGATGTACTTCTCGATGAGAAAGGTGAACATAATTGCTCCTCCGTAAAGTAATGACTTGGAGATTGTGTCTGATAATCTGCGAGATTGGAAGGCTTTCCATCCTCCTTTCTTCACTGATCGCCAAATGCCGAAGCAGGTATCAATCGTGATGGCTAACATAGCCAAGTAAATCATTGGAATGACCGGTGAAAGCACCGCCCAAAAAGAAGCAAATAATATCATAACATTCTGCCTCACAAAACCAATATTGAATTGTTATAACCATTATCAGTTGGATATCCGCAAGTCCATGTTCCATTCATGAAGCAATTTCCCACACACATATGACAATCAATCTGAGGTCTTAAATCCGTATCGCGATTCTCATGTGATGTGAAGATAGGAAACTCCGCTTTGTTCTTTACCAGGTACCGAATCAATCGCATCTCAAAGAATGATGCTTTTTGAGCATAGTGCTCCATTCCAAATGCGACCTCTGAACGCGATACACTTGATGAGTTATCACCGAACTGCGTTTGAAGTCCTTTGTTTTTTAATTGGTAGGTCAATCCGAAGATTGCATCCTCAGCTGAACGCCAAGCAATCACCGGTTGAATGAATAGAACAAGAGCTTCCTCATCGGGTGTTAATGTTTGGTCGTTATATGCCTCAAGTAAATGGTCATAGAATACTGTTCCAAGAATCGGCATCACTCTCAATTGTGCTTGAGTCGCAATGTATGGTGTCACATCAGTCACATCCACATTGGCAGTGATTGGTGTATTTGTTTTGAGGTAGGTTTCGGTGATAAAATACAACATTATGCTTGAGGTGTTTGAGGTTGATTACTTGCAATCACATCCCCTCCCTCCAATGGAGGTAACGATGCCAATGCTCTCACTTCGTTTGGTGTCATGGTATCAAGTACCTTTGTCGCTACCAATGGACTCATAGCATTCAATGCATCTTGAGTTTTGGATGCATCACCCTCCACCTCAACGATTGTTTCATTAATGATTTGGAAGTTGTTGATTGTGAAGTCTGCGGATACCTTTGCAATTCGAAGTATCTCATTGAAGATATCAGCAACCTGCTCTCTCAATGGCATCACGACATTCTTTTCGAATATCACATACGCTTGTTTGATATCACTACCGCTTCCAAGTGAACCCGTTGTACGAACTCCCATCAGTATCGGATCTATTGTATGAGCAAAACAAATCTGCTCAGTATTCAATCCGGATGCTTCCTGGAATAGTTTATCGTTCTGATTGGTTGGAATGCTTTCAATTTTAGGCATCTGCTCCGCACCATTTGAAAAGAATGCGACAGCTTTTCCTGCGTTGGCTGCACCTTTCATCTTGTCCATCGTATTTCTCAGGACATTTTTCTCCTCTTCCGACTGCGGCCGTTTCGGGAACATCATTGCGAATGACGGGAACACACTGTTCTGAATGTTTGATTTAGCGAAGTAACTTAACTCACCTGAAAGGTAGGCAAAGTTCAAAGCTGATGTATATTTTGGAAGCGGATACCAATCTTGGCCCAAACACTCAACTTCATATACAAATAATTGGCATTTATCAGTGCAAGTTGGATGATGTCTTTGAATATCACGCACATCGATTCTTGATGCCCAATCATCACAAATAAAGTAATTGTTTGGATTTTGTCCTCTTCTCACTTTGTCCGGTGAAACATTCTCGATGCGAGTGAGCTTCATCTTATCATCAAAGTAAAGTTTGAAGTAAACGCGGTTGTGGACAATCAATTGTTCGGTTGTAATCCGAACTGTCTTTTTCAATCGAGATTTCTTTTCAAAGGTGTACAATTCAAGTAACTCTTGAGGTGTAGTTGTGGTCGCTCTCAATTCAATCCCTCCACCAATGACTGCATTTGTTTTGTAATCCACGATGGAACCATGGAGTGGCGATGAGTATACCAATTGGTTTAAAATGCTTGGAAATAAATTTGCCTCACCAAATGGAATCCATCCACTCGTTTGATGCCTTCCATTCACATATGGAAGAGATAAATTTCCCGAACCAATCTTGAGGAATGGTGTTGAAAAGGATTGATATCCTTCCACCACTTCAGGTGATTCGTTTTTTGTTGTTCTAAATCGGTCAAATAATCCCATGTTAATCGTAGATTGAGTTTTGTATTGCACCACTCACAACCATTCTACCCTCTTCAATAACGATTCCCGTTGTGTCCTGGATAGATGTTGGTGGAATTGTTGATTCATACACTGAATATCGGTATTGTCCTTTGACCAATGTCACGTCAACCGGCTCATCCAAGAGGAACATATTGAATCTTTCCTTCCAAGTGGAGATGTCAGCGGTGGTGAATAGGATTGGAGCATCGGTGGTATCCATTTCATTCTCAAAAACAAACAAATAATACGGATTCGAGAGGGTGCTTACCTCAGTTAGAGTCAGCACAATTGAATTCACCTCACCTTTATCAATGTAAATCATACTATTATATTATAAAAAGTAGGAAAAATGTTTATAAAAAAAGCCACCCGATATGGATGGCTCTCTTTCTTTCTAAGTAATATTAAGCAATCAATGCTGCGATAATAGTTGAGTCAACTTCGTATGCAAGGAAATCATTCTCCGCGATCAATGTCACTGAGTATTTCGAACCATCTGCACGAGCAGTTCCCGAACCTTCACCAACTGCACTCAATTGTAAATACGGGAAGTACCAATATTTACCATTAGCATCTTCGATGATTGCGTTCAGGTATTGTTGACCAGCACCAAGTACCTTAATCGCTTGTGACTTAGTTTGGTCACGACGATGGAACATTAAGCTGATTGTTGCAGTTACATATGAGCTACCATTGACAAGGTCAATCGCTGCATCTTCGGTGTAACTTCCGGTGTTTCTGCGGATTTCAAATTCAGTATATAAATCACCACCTACAATTAGGTTGATTTCATCGATTGTCCAAGTAAGTGGAGCTCCGGCAAATGCGATGCTATCGATGTTATCTTGTTGGTTGATATATACCTTGAAAATCCCACCACTGTTATTGTCGCAAGACTTAACTATGGATTCTAAATTTTCACAAGCCATTTTTTGTTGTTTTAAATATTGAAAAAAAAGGGGAGTATTTCATCCCCTCAAGAATATTAATTATGCTACTGAATTGTAGAATACAATCTCGTTACCATTAACGTGAGTGAATCCAACTTTCATGTTTGCACGAGTACGGATAACCGGCTCAGCAACTGTATCAGCTAAGTTGATTGCACGCAACGCTTTTCCATCTCCTTCAGCATCGAATGCGTACAAAAGATTTCCTCTCAACGTAGCAACAATTTTGGATGTTGTTCCCATTCCTGGACACATTACCATTTTGATACCTAAATAAGAGAAGTCCAATGCTTGAGTCAAGTTGGCTTGAGTATTCGCAGCAGCAACCGCAGCACGATAAGCAGTAGCTACCGGTGTTGATACATAGATTCTCAAATCTTCTTGGTTAGCGATAACCGCAGCAGGAATAGCAGCGTAAACTAATGCCAATTTAGCAAGAACGTTTGATGGAGTGATTGCGATTGGAGATGCGATGTCAATCACGTTAGCTGAATCAGCAACCAATGATTTCACATAACCGTCACACAATGCAAGTGCAGCAACTTCAGAATCCGTATCACCTAACCATCGTAATTTCTCGATGTTCTCAGCAATTGTTTTTGCCATTTCTCCCCAATAGAAGTCCATGAAAGATGCAACAGTGAAATCACCGTTAGAACCTTTTGTCATTTGTAATGAAACAAATGATTGCTCCAAAGAAAATTGACAAATTTCTGCCATTGCTGACAATCCACATACGTCAACTTCTACTGATGAAAGGTCATCAGTTGATGCATTCCATCCACAGTTCTCAGCTTGTAAAACTTGACCGAAAGTTACGGTTGAAATTTTAGTTTTGTACTTTACTCCAGGAAGTGTACGGTAGTTATCAACTACTTCCTCATTCAAATACGCTCGTGAGTAAAATGCCTCACTGTTTGCTTGTAATAATGCTGATGCATCAATGTCCAAGTCGAATTTTAATTTTCTGCTCATTTTGTTTTGTTTTTTATTTATTAATTATTAGAATTTAAAAATTTACTTACCGCACTAAATTTGTCATGCGTTGATAATTTAACTTCAGTCGCTTCAACTTCAGTTTCAGTGACCATCATTTCTTCCATTTGATTGCGAAGGTCAGCGATCAATGCGATGATTGCTTTCTCTCTTTCCTCAAGTAAAGGTGTAACGATTGCAAGGATAGCTTCAGAATCCAAAGCTGGATCAACTGCCATTTCTTCCTCAACTGCATCTTCAACAACCGGAGCTTCCTCCTCAACAACTGTTTCTTCAAGTGCAACTTCTTCAAGTGCAACTTCTTCCATTGCCTCTTCGACAATCTCGGCATCCCTAATCTCAGTGATTTCGCCATCTACAACAACGTAGATTTTGCCATCGATTAAGTGCTCCCCATCAGGTAATTTGTTCATATTATATTTATTTAATTGATTACTTAATTTCAATCCCAAGAATCCCTCAATAGAGAATCCAACTTGGTCATTGGCAACCAATTCAGCATAATACTCTTTGTCAGTTATCTGAGCAGTTACCATCAATGTACCTTTTGGAACTTCAATACCGAATGTTGAGAAGGCTTTATCTTGCTTTGGATTGTCAACCACCCATGTTTCAAGGATATATGCAGGAACTGTTTTGGATGTATCATGCTCCAGGTTGAATAGGTCACGATTGCGAAGGTCACTCATGAACTTCTCATGAATCTTTGCGATTGTTTCCTCAGTGAACTGAACATAGTATTCTCCCTCCTGGTCATCCTTGCGATATATCTCCATTGGTATCATGGCAGGTGCAGTGATTCGATACTTTAAGTCATCAGCGAATATCATTCGTTGTGCTTGTTCGAACGCCATTCCTTTCACCTTAATTGCCGGTTGAGATGTGAACGCAATCTGCTCAATACCCAAATCTTCTCCATCGGAGTATTCGGGATCAATCGTGATTTTGTAAATTGGCAGGTCTTTGGTCATGTATATATTAAAAAAATTGTAAATTTGTTCATAAAACATACTTATGATAAAAATTTTTGAGAGGGAAATCCCCAACAAGATGGATGAATTGACCATTGAACAATTCGAGAAGGTGACTGAAATCACCAATAACAAAGAACTTGATAACATCGACCGATACATCAAGATTTTTGAATACTTTGGTGTGAAGGAATCCGAATGGGATGACAATGATGTTGAGCTTTCAGACTTTATTGAGATAGTAAAGGAATTCAATTCCAATAACTATGAGAAAAAAGAGCCGATTGAGTCAATTGAATTGGATGGATATACCTATGAGGCGAAGATGAAGCTCTCAGTGAAGGATACCAAGATGATTGAGAAGTTGATTGGTCGCAAATCTCACAATTGGATTAGTGATTTGTTGGCATTGATGTTCAAACGAACTGACCTCAGTCAAGTGGAACACTATACTGAAGCACATCTCAAGCACAAAGCGAAGTTATTTAAACAATTGAAAGCGGAAATCGCAGTACCTTACCTGGTATTCGTTACTGAAAAAATCTCAAGCCATGCAAAATCTGAAGCTACCGAAAGCGTGGAGCCAAATAACGATTGAGCAATTCATTGAGATAAGGTCATTAAACATTGAGGATGGAACATTGCAATACAATACCGATGTGCTCTCCATCCTCTCTGACCTACCCATTGAGGACTTCGATGATATAGAACTTGACGAACTTCAGGACATCACTAAGCAATTGAAGTGGATGACCTCAGAACCATCCAAGAGATATCAGCATCAACTTGGTGAATTGAAACTCAAGCCATTTGTTGACATCACTCTCGGTGAGTTTATCACATTAGAGGGATTTGTCACTGATGACTATATCAAGAATCTCCGCAACATATGTGCGATTCTCTACCGAAAGACATCCACTGATGAATGGGGGAATACAATCACCGAACCATATAAATTCAAATCAAGTGATCGTGTACATCTTTTCGATGACCATCCCATCACCTCAGTATTCGGATTGATACCTGAGTATCTTCAGTTCCGCCAAAACTTCCTTGATAGCCATGCTAATCTGATGACTGAATCCTATGAAGATAGTGAGGAGGTAATCGATGAAGAGGAACGCAAAGAGCAGGAGGAAGAAAAGAAATCTTCCAAGTGGGGATGGGAGCAATTGATATGGACAATGTGCAATGGTGACCTCTCAAAGTTCGATGCGATAACCGATACCAAATTGGTATTGATATTCAACTTCCTTGCAATGAGAAAAGAGTTGGAAATTTAGTATTCCAATGCATCCCAAAACTCTCCGAATAGAGGATTGAAATCATAAATCACTTTCACTTTTTTACGAAGCAACCCACCAAGTTCCAGGATAGGAAACTTTTGAGCCATGTTCTGAACGTATTGTCCATACATCTCTGATATCAATCCACTTTGCTCAAGTGCGGTGTTGAATTTACGAACCAAATGGTAAGGTGCAATGCTGATTGTACCGTTGTTTAGGAATCCAAAGTAATATGCTGCGAGGATTTCAATACGGAGATTGCCTTCGGTAGTTACTTTGGCATTGATACGGATGGAATCATACAAAGTGCGTGTATCAATCAACGATTCATCAACGATAATCTTCTTTAATACATTCGCTACCCTTCTTCTCGTGGGATATTTGATGTTGAATTCGCCTGTGTTCTTGTAAGCCATACCTATATATTAGATTTAATTGCCATTTTGTTCAGGAATTTGGCAATCAGTCCACGATGGAAGTACAAAAGTAATGTTCAT